GGTCTTTGCCATCGCGGCTTGTAACGCAAAATTAAAAGATTCCTTAGCCATTTTGTCATATCTCGTTAGCGATAGCCCCTAGGCGCTATCCTTCAACTCGTTGTAGGTCTTAACGATTGGCTCGGCCTCGGCAAGAAATTGCGCACGCAATCCCTTGTCCTGTGAAATAAATTTAACGCCTCTCGATGCTAACCACTGCCGTGCTTGCATGATTGGAAACAGGAAGTGCTTGGGTTCACTAGGCTCACTCATGGTGATGGGGTCGGGCAGGAATCCGATACGCAAATATGTTTGGCGCATCAGTCCGGGGTCAGCGTCGCCATTGGCTAGCTTGTGCTGTGCGGCAGCGACTTTCTCGTATCGCTTGCCCACCTCCTCGGTGATCCCTGCCTCCTCACAGATAGCCACAATGTCTTGGCCATCTGCTCTTGCCTGCTGGATGATTGCACCTGCATCAGAGGCTAAGCCGATGGTCTTGCCAATCAGCTCCAACGCCTTGTCGCGTGTGTTGTTTAGTTTTTCTATTACTGGTTTTAGTTTCATTTGTTCATGCCTTTCATTAGTGCGGCGTTATTAAACTTAGGCGCTTCACGCCGCCGCTTGGCGTGTACGCGGTATGCTCGCTTGCGGTAAGACTCACGGGCCTTCTCGCTTTTCTGTGATCGTGCACGTATGCCCAACCGATCGTGTATCTCGGTTACCTTCTTGCTGACCGCCTGCTTGGTTAGATTAAATCGCTTAGCCACGGCCGTCATCGATTCGGGCGATCGGTTGAGTGATATGTTAAGCACAGCATGACTCAGAGTGTCGGTACGATTAGCCATGGCAGGATGATCCGCCGAATGCTGGAAAAGATGCTCTATCACCTTAGTCATAGTCGCAACCGTTGAGGTGGTAACCGTGATCTTTAAATCGCTACACGATTCCCATACCAAATCCTGCAGGCTATCTATGATTATAGAAGGGTGAGGGATTGACGCCGGGATACGTTCGATTGCTTCCTGATCTATCATAGTTTACCCCCAAGTTGTTTCATCGCCCCCAACCACCACCCCCAAGATCCCCTTAAGAGGGGGGATCTTGATGGTAGTGGTATCAAGTTAATTTGGGTGACCACCAAGTTAATTTGGGGGTTAAAAAGGCTGCTCAATGTGGGCCTCCTTTAATCTGTATTTTCCGTCAACTTCACAAATGATTCCGGCTTCTTTAGCGGTAGCAATATATCGGCCTGCAGTATTCTCAGCTTTATCCGTGTGACCTTGCACCCATCTTACTAATTCAGCCCAACTGCATGGCATAACGTTGCATTTAGACCAGTTAACTGCATCAGGCTTTGGCCCTGGCCTTTTCTTTTCAGGAGCGTCGCTTTCCATCCACGCCAGCCCCACTTGCGAATGCTTTAGGTGAACACACGGCTGAACGTTAGACGCTATAAAATCGCTCGCAGTGCGGTTAGGACGCAACCCAGACCGCTTTCCGCGCTTGGTCACCTCTAGCTTGTAGGTGTACGTGCCTTCCTCATTCTGACCGCAAGGCGCTAGGGTTAATACGCTCCGCGCCCAGTTGGTCAGCTCTGACGATCCGAATCCGCTGTAGGCTTTGTCGTGGCCCTGATATCCGCTGCCGTCTCGAGTCGGCTTGGGCGTGTGATGCATCAACATCCACGCAAACCCACCAGCTAGCGCCAGAGGGTTAAGCAAATTACGTAGGAACCCGCCGGCCGTCTCTTGGCTGGATAGATCGCCACCGATAAACGCCAACAACGGATCTACCCAGGCTAAATGCGGTTTATGCCTCTCTACTAATCTGCGCATTCGATCGACAAACCGTTCGCCAGTAGAGGTGCAGTCACGCACGATGACTATGTTTTCTTTAACCATCTGCAGCTCCTCTGGCGTTAAATCTAACGCCTTGAGAATACCCTGCAGCGCCTCGGCCACGTCGCCCTCATCGTTCTCGGCTTGAACGATGAGCGACTTGAGCGGCTTGCCGTGTGGTGATATGCCAAACAGATCACGACCGCATGCCCAAGTGATCGCCGCTTGTAAGCACAGCACCGACTTGCCCAGCCCGCTGCTACCTACCCACAGCGCCGACCCACCCCGGCAGATCCACCGCTTGCCTAACAGCTGCGTCGGGTCGCAATCTTCTTTAAAGTTTACCAGATCCTCCCACTTATACGGCTCGGGTAAATCCCCATACATCGTGCGCTCCTGCCACTCAATGTAAGTCAGCGTCGGTGCACCACATTCTACCAACTCCTGCTGCTGCCCAGTGGCGGTACGCATGGCCCCTGGCAACCGGGACAACCGGCCAGCGTCCTTGTTAGCCACATCAGGCTTGGAATGCTCTAGGTGCTTGTAAATAAAATCTACACGCTCGGCAAACTCCTTAGCGTTAGCCGCCCGAATATCCACCCACGCATGCAGGCTTCGGGCACCGCTTTTAATGATCGACGACGTAGGCAACCCGCTGCGTTTAATAATCGCCCACTGCTCTTGGAGGGTACTTTCATCAAACTCAATTAAGCAGTGGCGAAACTTGGTAATCGATTCGGCCTTGCGGTTCTTACCGTTGTTGGCGTTAATCGACACATAGACTCCAACCGCATCGCCTTGCCATTCCTTAAGGCCATCGCCCTTAAACATCTCTAGCCATTCCTCACGGGTGCGAGTCTCGCCAGCACCGTCGGGCCGCTCGCGGTCGCCGTCCTTAATCGATCGGCAGATATTGATACTATCGCCCACGTCGAAGCAGGTTGTTAGAAACTTGTCGACCGGCCCGCTCTCCACGCTGATCGGCATGGGTGGCACCGGCAGATCCTCCCGCACGATCGCCCCCTGCTTGTAGGTATACTTGGCTTTAGGCCTCCAAGGATCGCGGGCTGGTTTGCTGTAAGCTGATTTTACAGCTGCCACGCATTCATTCTGGGTTAGTCCATTCTTAAAGCCCCAGATCTCGGCCTCTGACTCCGCATCAAACTGCGACAACCCCTGGTCACGGAATTGCAACGCCATGCGGAACAGTTGCGTGTTGCGCTCACCTTCCGGCGCCCCGTTGTGGTAAACGGCCTCGGTGGCTGGGGGCAGTGCAATCATTTTTTGGCAAACCCTTCCAGCGCCTTGACGATGACGTACTCGATCACCGCTTCGGAGTCTTTCTTTAGCTGCTTCAGCCCAAATGAGTGGAGAGCCTTTGCCGTTTTGGCGTCATAGGTTACATCGACTAAGACCTGCTTAGGTGCAGGCCGTGATTTGCCAAAAGTAATTTTACCAAGATCTTTCATTTGCGTTTTCTCCTTTTGCGAGGTTTAACTTCTTTCCAGACGTTAAAGTCCTTGTCGCACTCAACCGACCAGAGCATGAACTTTTGATAGAGCGATCCGGCTAAGCCCCAGCGGCACAAAGTCCTGCTAACCAAGTCTCCTAACCAGTATAAGAGCCACGACAACGCCCTCATTTTTTCTTCTCCGCGTCTCGCTTCTGGTACGTCTGCGCCCGCTTCAGCAGCTCCTTGGCGATATGCAGCGCCATATCCAGCCGACTGCGTGCTATGACCAGCCGGCCGTCGATCAGGCTTTTCTTCGCCCGCTCAAGGATTTCGATTTGCCAGGTTAAACGCTTTACGCTCACCACTGCCCCATTCCCCAGCGCATGCGATTGGCGCGAGCCTCTCGCACGCAGTTGGCGTACTGCTCAGGCGTGTAAGTGCAGATGATGCGGGCGGAGAACATGGTCAGGAGATCCTGCAGGCTCACAGCACCGCCTTCGGCAGCGGCCCTGCCAGTTTCCACACGCACTTTTTGCGGTCGTATTCCAGCGGGTAACCAAAGAAATCCCTCAGCAGATCCATGTCCCGCTGGATCGTTTTGTAACTGCATTCAAGCTCGGCACCCAACCTGTAAGTGCTGGGCAGGGTCAGATTGCGTCGCAACTTGCCGACGATCACGCCTAGCCGCCGAAAAGTAGGCCGTGTATCACCACGCTTCTTCACCTGCACACCTCCACCATCGCCACCTTCGGCAGTCGCATCGCGTTAAACTGCTTCTCACTTGCGGCAAACACGTCCACCACGGGCAACTTTCCACCGCTCGCCTTCTTGCTCTTTACTGCCGTGCCAGTATCCACGGCCAGCCACTCCCGCTTTCCGCCCATCACGCGGATCTTGCTCCACAGCGGAATGATGTCTGGATCGACGGCGCAGTGACGGCCAGCCCGCAGCTTCGTACCAGTGCTGGATTGATAACGGC